AAAACACCGACAGTGCGGAGAATTGGATTGGTTTGTTCATTGCCAAGGAGACCGCACAATGAATTCTCTACGCGCAGAACTTGAAGACGAAGAAGAGAGACTACGTAATATACGTGCGAACAGGTGGCAGAAGCCCACGAATGTTGGCAAGAAACACAGTCAGATCTTTTTTGTAACTAATAAAGAATTAGAAAACTGGGATGACATAGATCTGGATGAAGTAGACGAATATACTTCAACAGCAGTCATAGATAAAAACTTCGATAGTATTACCGAAGGAGAGATAGACAACATTGTCGCTTCTCTGAAGTCTGGTCTAGATGTGTCTGTGTGTGATAATGTTTTCACGATACCGGCTAACGCACCTTTGCATGATATAGAAATTACCGCAGGGTCGAGACGTGCAAAGTATGAGAGAAAATTAGCAAACGTAGTATCTGTTCAACAAGCTAAAGGTATAGAGACATGGCAGAAGATGAAGCCATTCATTATGATGAAGAAGCGTTTGAACAGAGATAAGCAGTACGCTTTTCGTCAGTTTCCCGACAAAGATAAAAGGAGAGCAACAGGTATGAAGTATGCACTTATTATGAGCAACGTGCCTATAGGTAAAGAAGGCAATACAGTGTTGTATTTTCATACACTGAAACAAGCTAGGGCAAAGATGCGCGAGTTTATAAAAGATTATGGGTATGAACCAAAACATTTAGAAGTAATGAAAGCAGTGGGAGAGTAAAATGGTGAAAGAAAAACATCAGTATGAAAAAACTCAAAAAAGAATGGGTTTTAATGGATTTAAACAGCATCAGCCTGAGAGATTTAATAAACCAAGCAAAGCTGAGTTAGTAAAAAGGCTAAAAGAAATAGCCAAAAAAAGGGCTAAATAAGATGACGCCAGAAGCAAAAGTGAAACGTAGGGTGACGAACAAGTTAAAAGAAATGGGCGCGTACTATTTCTTTCCGATGACAGGTGGGTATGGACGTAGCGGTGTACCCGACATTGTTGGATGCTACAGAGGTAGGTTCTTTGGCATCGAAACAAAAGCGGGAAATAATAAACCAACAGCGTTACAGATGAAGAACCTGAAAGATATTGATAGTCAGGGAGGGATAGCTCTGGTTATAAATGAAGAGAATCTATCCAGTATAAATGAACTATTGAGGGAAGATGATGCAGAACTTAACGAAAGCGGAGGAAGCCGAGTTACGATTTCTACGTAACGAAGTAGACAAGTATGTAGTAGAAGAAGGTAGGTTGGATAGACATCCAAACGTCAAGAACGATCTAGCAAGAGCGAGACGTGAATTGAAAGAATACGTAAAGAAGCTGCAAGAAGCAGGAAGACACATATACTGTTAATGGGAGACAAGTATGGGTAAGAAACAAGAAAAGGCGTGGAAGTATTTATTAAAAAACAAAAGCGCAACAGCTAAAGAACTAGCAGATGCCGTAGGTATATCTTATGGGTATGCACTGAGCATTAAGAAAAAAATTGGAACACCACAAGAAATATTAGATGCCCCAAAGAAACTAAATAGATCCGATGTACTGGATACAGCAAAGAATTTAGTTAATGGGGATAGAGCCGAACAGCATGGCGATGCCACAAACAACTTTGTACTCATGGCGGCATACTGGAATGCACATCTCGGACTTAGAGATTTCATATCTGTTGACGATGTACCGATCATGTTGGCCTTGATGAAAGTAGCAAGGTTGCACGGGGATGGCACAAAGAACATAGACAACTACGTAGATGTCTGTGGCTATATGTCATTGGGCGGCGAGATCTCTCAACTGTGAACTTTATAACTCTAGACTTCGAAACTTATTACGACAGGCAGTACTCGTTACGCAAACTAACGACTGAGGAGTACGTGCGTGACGAAAGGTTCGAGGTCATAGGGCTTGCAATAAAAATAGGTGACAGACCTACGATGTGGATAGAGGGTGCTGCACGAGTCAAGAGTTTCTTATCAGAAGCAGACTTCTCTGGGTGCGCCATCCTCTGTCACAACACGATGTTTGACGGTGCGATATTGGACTGGCTATATGATGTACGTCCAAAAGTTTGGCTTGATACCCTGTGTATGGCGAGAGCATTACATGGTGTAGATCAAAGTGTATCGCTGAAGAACGTAGCCGAAAGATACGGTGTTGGAGTCAAAGGTACAGAAATACAGAACACAATGGGTAAGCACATAGATGACTTCACTACCGAGGAGTTATCTCGATTTGCTGAATATGCTATAAACGATGTTGATCTGACATACGACATATTCAAGCTGATGCTACCTAACTTTCCCCAACAAGAATTAGAACTAATAGACCTTACATTAAGAATGTATATTGAGCCAACGCTACGTCTCGATCTTGCTGGGCTACAAGAACATCTTACTGAGACACGTTTACGTAAGGAGACGTTGTTGGAAGAAGCAGGAGTAGCGAAAGAGGAGTTGATGTCCAACCCCAAGTTTGCTGCACTGCTAGAGGGTCTTGGTGTAACGCCCCCGATGAAAATAAGCCCGACAACAGGGAAAGAGACATTCGCATTTGCGAAGTCAGACGAAGGGTTCAAGGCGTTAGCAGAACATGAAAACGATAAAGTACAATCTCTAGTTGCCGCTCGACTGGGTACTAAAAGCACTTTGGAAGAAACACGTACAGAGAGGTTTATATCTATTGCGAAACGTGGGCTGCTCCCTGTACCCGTCCGTTACTATGCCGCACATACAGGGAGATGGGGTGGAGATGACAAGATAAACCTACAAAATTTACCAAGTCGTGGGGTCAACGGTAAGAAGTTAAAGAAAGCAATCATAGCACCAGTCGGTCATACTCTTATAGATGCAGATAGTTCTCAGATTGAAGCAAGGGTATTAGCTTGGCTATCTGAACAGGACGACTTGGTTGATCAGTTTGCCAACGGTGAAGACGTCTATGTAAAGATGGCTAGTTCTATCTACGCCGTCCCCGAAGATCAAGTTACCAAAGACCAGAGGTTTGTAGGAAAGACTACAATCTTGGGCGCAGGGTATGGCATGGGGTATCTGAAGTTCGGGGCGCAACTCAAGACCTTTGGATATGAAGTACCCGAGGCGGAGGCAAAGCGGATTATATCTGTATACAGAGAGACGTATCCATACATTGGAGATTTATGGCAAGCGGCAAACAGGTGCATAAAAGAAATGCACAACGACAGCCTGTTCAGGTTTGGTCGGTCTGGAGTGCTTGACGTTAACGTGAAGGCCCGGGCAATCGTGTTGCCATCACAGCTAGAGATGTCTTACACTGATCTAGACGCTACGACGGAAGGCGGGCGAACTGAATATCATTATAAAACACGCCAAGGTCGCACTAGAATATATGGTGGTAAGGTGGTCGAGAATGTATGCCAAGCTATTGCTCGTTGTATTATAGGGTATCAGATGCTACAAATAGCTAAAAAATATAGAGTAGTATTAACCGTCCATGATAGTATCGTATGTTGCGTACCTGACCAGCTCGCTGGGGAAGCACAGGAATATATAGAGAGATGTATGCGTACGACACCTGATTGGGCCGGTGGATTACCCATAGACTGTGAGAGTGGTCTGGGTAAGAGTTATGGAGATTGCGAATGACAACTTGGTCGTTCAGTAGATTAAAGTCTTTCGAGACTTGCCCCAAACAGTTTTATCATGTGACTGTACTAGGTGAATATCCTGTCGTTCAGACAGATGCGATGACGTACGGAACTGCAATGCACAAGGCGGCAGAAGATTATATTGGAGAGAATAAACCACTTCCAGACGAGTTTATGTACGTTAAAGGAACTCTCGACGAGCTGCGAGCGTTCAGGGGTACGAAGTTAACCGAGCAAAGATTAGGACTTACCAGAGACCTGAAACCTTGTGGCTTCAAAGACAAAGATGTCTGGTTCCGTGGTATTGTAGATCTCGCCATCGTAGATACGTTGGGGGAGCGAGCATGGATTGTAGATTACAAGACAGGTAAGTCTGCAAAGTATGCTGACAAAGGGCAACTTGAACTTATGGCTTTGAGCATCTTTAAAAAATTTCCAGATGTAAAACATATCAATGCCGCCCTACTGTTTGTCGTTTCTAATGAGATGATAGAAGCCGAGTATAAAATAGAGAATAGTTTCGATTTGTGGGGGAAATGGTTAAAGAAGTATGCTAGAATGGAAAAAGCATATGAGACAGATGTATGGAACCCGAGACCTTCAGGGTTGTGTTACCATCACTGCCCCGTACTAGAATGTGTCCACAACGGAAGGAACTAACCATGCCTTACAAAAATAAACCACGACCATACAAGAAAGAGTACAAACAACAGAAAGCCAGAGGCGAACACGAGGCCCGCATGGAACGTCAACGTGCGAGGAGAAGTCTGGATAAGAAAAAAGTAAATCGTAAAGGTAAGGATATTGCACACAAGAAAGCATTAAGCAGAGGCGGCTCAAATAAAGACGGTTACACTCTACAAAGCCCAAAGAAAAATAGAGCCGC